CCGCCATGGTGGCCGTGATGTATTTCGTGCCGAAGGCGTCGAACTGATGCAGGGTGTAGGTCCGGCGGTCGATGATGTTGTTGACATCATACCCGGTTTCCGTGTCCGTCGCCGCCAGTGTTGCGTTTTCGAGAATGTTTTCCGCCAGGATGATCGGGGCTGAAACGGCCATTTTAATGGACCCTCGCTTTCATGGCTTTGTTGATCTCCGGCAGCAGATCGCGGGCCAGCCCGGTCTTGTCGTAAACGTCGCCGTAGAAGTTGAAGTTCAGGGTGTCGCCCCCGCTTTTCCCGGCCCGCCATTCCCGGGCTTCTTCCTTCGTCAAGACCGCCTCGCCCTCGTGGGCATTGATCTTGTAGTTGTCCCGGGGAACGTAGGACAGGCCATCCCGGGCGCTGATGGCGTACTCCCTGGTCGCCAAAGCGTTCATGCGATCATTCAGTCCCTGGAGGATCGGCCCGGCGTTCGTGCCCTCATAGGAGAGGGTCATCTGGCCGCTTGCAATCTTGTCCTGCGAGTCGGTGGCTAGGGCGTTGCCGAGGGCGGAGCTGATGACATACTTGGCGGCGTATCCGACCGCAGCGCTTGCCGCCTTTGCCCCGATCTTCCCGCCTCCGAGCTCTGCCGCATACTGGCCAGCAGAAGTGGCGATGTAAGTGACTGCCGCTGTGACCGCAGCCTTCTTGATGGCCTCCTCGTTCGATTCCTGGTTGAATTTCGAGGCGAACCCGGAGCCGGCCGCTTTGCCCCCGGCGACGGCCGCAGGGCTGCCCCCTCCATAAACCCCCGCGACGATGGCCCCGATAATGGGCGCGATTCCCTCCACGATCTGTCCGACGACGGGCAGGACCTCATTGATTTTGCCGCCCGTGAGATTCAGCAGTTTTGTGATTCCAGGGCCTGTAACTGGATCGAAAACGGCGTCGATCAAATCCCATACATTTTCCGACGTCCGCGCCTTATAGGCCGATACCAAGCCGGGGTTGAGGACCGACCACCAGGACTCCATGTCTCCCCAGTTCCCGGAAAGCATCCCGTAGGTGCCACCCGTGAGGATGTTGGCCACGTCGTCCCAGCCGAAATATCCCCGGTACGGCTGATCTGTGACGGTCCCGGCGACTGAGCCGCCGTTACAAAAGCCGGGGTTCCGGCCCGTGCGGTTGATGTAGTCAAGAATCTGCGCCGTGTCTGAGTTGACAGAGGAGCGGCGGATCACGACCTCCCCGGGGGATAGCCAGGCGGGAACGGTGTCATTGCCGGGATGGTCGCCGGGGTAGCGCGGACGGCCGGGAACGGAACCGCCGGCACCGAAGGGAATGCGGCCGCCTTCCCAGGCGATCACGCTGGTGGTCGTGGTGGTGGTGCTTCCCCCGGACCCCCCAAGCCAATCAATGGCAGTCGAGGCAAGGCCCAGGACCGAATTGACGAGCTTCAGAACGTCGCTGCCGCCGGAGGTCCACTGGCTTTTGAAGAACAGGACGATCTCCTCGGCGGCCATCTTGCCCATGACGTCCGTAAGGTTCTTCAGCATAGACTCGCCCATCTTCTCGAAGGCGTCCCCGATGTCCTCGAATTTGCCGGTGAGGACGTCGTAAAAGACCGTTCCGAAGGTGGAAGACATGCTGCCGAAGGTGGACTTGCTCAGGCTCTGCATGGCCCCGCCCCAGGTCGTGGCGTCGCGCTGGATCTCCAGGAGCCCGGCCTTGAGGCCGTCTTTCCAGTCCTTCGAGTATTTCGCCCGCTCGATGTAAAGTTTTTCCAGCTGCTCGGCTTCCCACTGGGCAACGGCAACCTCGTCCTTCGTGACCTCGTAGAAGCGGTTGCCCTGCTCGTAGATCAAGGCCTCCTGGACGTCGGCGGCCTCCTGGGTGCGGGCGACGATGCCCGAGTAAAGGGTGCTGTAGGCCGTGAGCATTTCTTGTGTGACGCCCAGGTCGGCCCCGGGGCCTTCCATCTTCTTCAAGGTGTCCTCGTCCCACTTGGCCATGGACTCGCGCCAGGCCTTGGAAACCTCCTCGTACAGGTTCTTCAATTTCTCCGTCTTCAGACGCGCGATATCGACTTCGGCGACCCCGGCCTCGCGGTACTTATTGAGGTCGCGGTCGATCTCCCGGGCCTTGTAGGCGTAGAGATTCCCGGTCAGTTTCTGGCGTTCGTTGATCGTCTTTTCGATCTCGGCTTCAAGCTGCTTTTCGGCGGTCTCGCGCTTCTTCGCCCCCGCCTTCTGTGCCTCCGTCACGGAGTCGATGTTTTTGGCCTGGAACTGCTTGGACGCAGCCGAGGCGTCCCGAATCGCCTTTTCAGATGCCAGGGCAGCGGCCGTCCGGTTCCCGTACCCGGCGACGGCATCGGCCACGCCGTTGACGAGCAGGTCGCGGTTCGCGGCGCTGTATTTCTCGACGTTGGCAAAGCTCTTCTGGGCCTCGGACCACGCGACGCGGGCAACGTCGGACTGCATTGTGGCAAGGGCGACGGTCGCCACAACGGCGTTGCCGATCATCTTTGCCAGTTCCCAGGTGATAGTGACGCTATTCCCCAGGAATGCCCCCACGGGCTTCAGGGCGGCCAGCACCCCGCCCCAGCCATAGGCCACCATGCCGACCCCGGAGGCCATGTCCATGAGCGGGCCGGACATGCCGGAAATCATGCCCTTTGCGGCCCCCACGAGATCCTGGACGGTCGCCCAGCCGATCCGGATACCGCCCTGAATCACGGCCCGGTGTTCGTCCAGATAGGCGTTGATATCTTTCGTCCGGGTGATGATGTCGTCATAGGCCGGCTTCATGCCGCCCCGGAGCACCTGGGTAACGGTCGTGTCCAGGGTCGATTTCACGGCCTGCCACTGATTTTCGAGGAGCGCCGTTGCGGGACCGAACCCGGACAGCAACTCTCCGATGTGCTCCATGACCGTCCCTTCGGCCCGCCATGTCTTCAGGTTCTTTTCAGCCTCCGGATCCACGGCCTTCAGGGTCTGGAGCATCATGGACGTGGATTCATTGGCTCCCGTCATGACGGCCCGGATCTCGGTGTTGATCTGCCTCATGATCTCCTGGCCCTGCGTCAGAAGCGGGAGGGCGTTGGAAATCCTGGTGAAGGACTCGACCTGCTTGGCGTTTGAGGCGTCGAGAAAGACTCCGGACCGGGCAAAGGCGTTGGCCAGGGCCGTGGTCTCCTGGCCGGAAAGCAGGGTTTTGGCCGCGATGTTCTCAAGGATCGGGACCATTTCCGTGGAGTAGGCCAGCGCCTCCTTCCACTGATCGGACATGGTCATGCCCTTTTGGCGCTCGGTAAACGTCACGACCATGGCGGCGAGGGATGCCACCGACTGGCCGTAGGTTTCGACGGCGTCGAATCCCTTCTCAAAGATTCGGGCGAAGGGGGCCCCGACCTGCTGAATGGTGTAGATGCTGGCCGCGATGCTTGCGGAAATCGTCAGGTAGTTGCTCTTGAGGTTCTGAAGGAGGCTGACCTGCCGCCCGTATTGCTGCTCGTCAATGGCTTTGAGTTGCGCCGCCCGGGCCTGAGCCGCCCTCACGAGGTCGTTTTCCGTCGCCTTGGAACTGTTCCGGATCCCGTTGTAGGCGTTTTCGACCCGCGCCCGCATGAGGTCGAATTCCGCGGACGTCTTGATGCCCAGGTTTTTGAAATTCTGCTCGATGCTCAGGGTTGTGGTGGTGGCCGCCTTGTAGAGTTGCTGCTGGCTCCTCAGATAGCGCGAGGTATCGAGGTCGATTTCCGCAAAGATTGTCCCGATGCTGTGAGCCATATCAGGCACCCTTGATGATGCTGACCATTTTGGAGTGGGCCGCCGTGACGGCCGGCCTCATGAAGGACTTTCCGGCAAACTCGACAATCGCGGCATAGTAGGCCAGATAATGCCCGGCATAGACCCGGACGTCGCGCCTCCTCATGAGGGGCTTCCCGGACTTGCTGTGCTTCCTCGTGACGCGGATCGAGCGTTTCAACTGCCCCCTGTCTCGGGCCGTCCAGGGCTGGTCCTTGTGCGGCCCCCGGGCATAGATCGGGCGGCTGACCGTTCCCACGGGGCACAGGCGGCGAGCTTCGGCTGCCAGGGCCTGGGCGCACTCCTCCAACTTCTCGACAGCCACGCCCTCGATCATGGCGTCAAATCTCGTGGGGTCCCAATTCTCAACCCTCATCGCCCCGCCCCTGCATTTCATGAAAAAGGTGCATGACCTTGTCCAGGCACTCGCGCTGGTCCTCGACCCCGTAAAGGTCCATCACGGTCTTGATCGCCGGGATGGACAGGGCCCGGATCATACGGTCCTTTCCCGCCGGCGCCGTGACGACCTGCCCCCGGACCATGAGGTAGACGCGGGCGGCGTCCCGGTTGTCGTCCATGAGGTCAACGGCTTGCCTCGGGCACTCTCCGCAATTCGGTTCGGCGGGCGGCCGGCGGAGCTTGTGAATGTTCCGGCAGTTCTGACAATGGGCCGCCCGGTCGTCCTCACGCTCGGCCCACGCGATCAGTTTTTTTCCGAGGCCTCCGCCTGTTCGTCCGCTGTGCCCTTCAAGGCCTTCATTGCCCGCTCGTGAAGCTCCGCGAAGGCCGGAACCCTGGTCATGAGCAGGAGCTTGTTTTCCCTGGTGACGGGGATCTCGCGCTCCTGGGCGTCATAAAGCCCTTCCCAGGTGACAATGGACAGATCCCACAGCATCTCGTTCCAGAGGTCCCAGTCTGTCTCGACGGCCTCAAAGTGTCGGAACTGCCCGTCCAGTTTCGGGTACTTGTCGACCTTCTTGATACAGGCCGCCGTGATTGTCTTCAGGTCGTCGGCGGAGAGGAGGCGGAATTCAACCCTTCCGCCTCCCTCCACGTCAAACCATCCCTGTTCCGTCTTGCCGCTCAAGTCGAATTTTGCCATAAGCAGCACCTACACGAGCGTCCAGGGGCCGGTGCACTTGCCCGAGAATTCGATGGTCCCGAGACCCGACTTGTCCATGCCGATAGGCACGCCCTGGAGGATCATCCCGGCGGCGGAAAGGGCCGTGAGATTCGGGGTCCAGTAGCTCGTGTTATCGACGTAAAGCCGGACGTTCGTGATCTTGGAGTTGTTCAGCATGGCGGAGACGAGAACGCTCTGCCCCGTGGTGTCCGCGGGATCGTACAGCCCGCCGAAACTGACCGTGCCGTAGTCGATCAGGCCGGGCATATACTGCTTGGCCGTGTCCCCGAATGCAGTGGATTCAAGGAGGTCAACCGTGATGCCCTCCAGTTTCCAGTTCCCCATGCCGACCACGGTGTCGGACCCCAGCGTCACCTTTGCGTCGCTGCCTGTCTTGAATGCCATTTTCAGTTCCTCCCGTTGGATTCCGGGCAAAGAAAAAGGGCGACAGTAGATGAGTAGGCACCTACTTGCCGCCCTTCGTCTTTCTTGCGCCCCGTCCGGTTGATCAGACCTCGCGGAGACCCGAATTTTTGATGGTTAGGTTATTTGTTTGTCAGTACCCCATGCTCAACCGCATGGGCCGCCCGCAATTCGGCTTCCTGCACGCGCTGGTACAGTTTCCACGTTCCTTCGTTGATGATCATCTGTGACAGGTGGCCGGCCACACACCCGGTATCGACAAAGACTCGGTATCCGAACGCCCTGGCATCGCTGAAAAAGCCGATGTCCTCGCCGATGTCCGACCCGTCCTCGTGCTTCCGGAATCGGAACCAATCCGGACCGGGCATCCTCTTGAAAACCTCCGTCTCGAAAAGCACACAGCCGGTTCCCGTGGCGTCCACCTCCACCAGTTCGCCGGGAGACCATTCCTTCACAGTCTGGTACTTGCTCAACTCGCCGCGGAGCATCAGGGGATCGAACGGCGGATAGCGGCGGTAGACGAGGCAGCCGACAATGGGCAGTCGGTGAGAGAGAAGCCGCGTGATGGTGTCGCGCTGGTAAACCTGGTCGGTGTCCATCATGATCAGGTGCGAGCATCCGTTTGCCAGGGCGTTCTCCACCAGGCCGTTTCTCATGCTGTCGATGGGGCCGTGAGAGGTCCGGAGATAGACGTAATTCGGCTTTTCCATGGTGATGAAGGAGTCAAAAAAAGCCGAGGGCACCATGGGAAAGGACAGGGGGACGCCGATTCCGAGCTTGATGTTCGTGACTTTAGGCTGCAATTTTCTTCTCCTCGTATTTTTTGCGGTTCGCGCCCTGGTCCATCTTTCCTTGCCGGACCGTGGCGCCGCCGAAGTGGTGAATGAAGACGTCATTTGCGATCATGAGTTTCCAGCCGGCGGCGATGAGCCGGGCGCAGATATCGTCATCCGAAAACCCGTATTCTCCGTTTGGGCCGTTTGTCTGGAGGTTCTCGTCATATCCGCGCACTTCCAGCAGGGCTTTTCTCCGCGAGGCGGCAAGAACGCCCACGAGGTTGTCGACGGGGATCCGCTCGCCCCGGTGCTCACGCGCCCAGCGTTGGGCGACGTCGTGAAATTCGGCGATGTCCTCATAGTAGCCGGCCGCGGCCTGCTGCAAGCCCTTGCACATGCTCGCCCGGGGTCCGACCATGGCGACGTCCGGCGCCGACTCCAGGCAGGCGATAAGGCTTTCGAGCCAGCCCGCCGATACAATGGTGTCGTTCGTGACGCCGACCAGGATCTCGCCGCGGGCCATCTGGATCAGCCCATTTCCGACCGCCTCAACAACTCGGTTCTGCTCGTTCCGGACCACGAGGGCATCGGCCTTCCAGGAGGCGACGGACCGGAAATAATCGTGCGTGCCGTCCGTTGATCCGTTGTCGACAAGGATCAACTCATAGGGCTCCGGGGTGTGCTGCAGCACGCTTTCCAGGCAAAGCCGGGTGTATTCCAGGTTATTGAAGGCGATGATCGCAACGGTGATCTTCATTCGGCTTCCCTCGCGGCCTTGCGATCCGCCTCCGTACTGTCCCAATCGTCGCTTGCCTGGGCCGCCTCGTCGGGCGTCCGGAGGGCGACGGGCCGAAACATCCGCTCCCCGTCGCCCATGGCCGTGACCTCTTCCCAGATCAGGCCGATCCATTCTTCCCGGGTGATTGCTGATAGCGCCTTCTTTTCCATGGTCCTCCTTTAGCTCGCCGAGACAAAGTTATGATTTGTCCGGAATTTGTATGTGTCGTTCGTTATATCCGCCTCTATGCATTGCGCCAGGAAATCAACCCCGTCCTGGTCCCTGAATCGATATTCTTTCCCGACCTCTTCTGCATTTACCCTCCTTATGATTTCTGCATCAGGATGTTGTAATCCACGGCCCAATGACGGACGCCGACCGTGCCTTCCGGGGTCGTGACTTCTTCAAACATAGGCGCCAGGTTCTCGCGCTTGCACCACACACAGGTGTAGCCCGTGATCGACAGCGCGGCGTCATCCATCAGGGCTATCAAGTCCGCATACATGGTCCCGATTTCCGACGTCCCTTTGGAGGAAGAAAAGAGGCTGAACCGTACCAGGGCTTCCTCCAGGTCCTCCCGGAACGTATCCTGCGGCACCCCGGAGACGATCCGGATGATCACATAGGGCATTTGCCAGCCCTGGGCCGCCTCGTCCAGCCGGTAGCGCCCGCCGACGTCGGTTGACAGGGCAGAGCCCGAGAGTTTCGAGGATATGGCGGCCAGGAGGGCGTTCAAAGCACAACCTCCTTACACAGCAAATCAAGCCACTTGTGGGCTTCGTTGGGGTCCGTGATGGAAACGATGTTGAAATACCTTCCCGCCCAGGAGATCCGCCAGTCGGGCTTCATGACGCGCCTGTAGCGGATCCGGATCCGGTGGGTAATGGTCATTGCCGCCTGCCCGGCCCGGACCTGCTCCGAAGCCGAGACCGGCCAGATTGCCGCCGGGACCGCCGATGCGATGGTTGCCCAGGTCACCGTTTCCCCGAGCTGCGAATCCGTTGCCCGCATGGGGGCCTCGATGGTGATCCTTTTGTTGAGGTCGGCGGTGTTCATTCAAATTCCCATCGCAGTCGGTAGTCTGCCAGCAGGGCGCTGATCGCCCGCTGAAGTTCGGCTTCCCGCTCCCCTCGGAGATACATCTTTTCCGCCATGAACAGGATGGCCGCCACGATGTCCTCGGGCACGCTCGCCGCTGCGGTCCAGCCGCACACGAATTCGATCTTGATAGGGTTCGACGGGTAAAGCGTGCCGCTTGGCCATGAGACTCCGTAGGGAAGAACAATCCGCCCGCACTCCTCGCCGTTGGTCTCCACGAGGTAGTCGGTCGTCACAGTCAATGTCGTTTCCGTGCCGTCCGTATCCTTCCAACTGATCACCGGGGCCGTCGTTTCCCCGTTCTGCAGGTTTCCGAAGGGGACGCGTACAAAATCCTCCTTGGGCCATTCCTTGAGGTAATAGTCCCACGTCTGCGTAAGGAGTTTCCGGCCCGCGA